GCCGACGTTGACTCTTAAGCTATAGCTTTCGAGTACATCCACGACGGCGTCCGTATAGTCTACAGGAACGATTATATCGTCACCGTAGACAGCGATCTGCTGCGAATAAGCTGCAATAGATCGTGAACTCGGACGTCGGCCATCTTGGCGATGCATCGCGACTTGAATAAGGGTGTAAAACACCATCGCTTCGACGGGAAAGCATAAAGCTGAACCCATCGAAGCGAACTTAGACAAGACGATGTTCTCGCCTGAGGGCAGAGTAGCAGACAATGAACGCGAATCCTCCAGGTATAGGAGTATCCCTGAGTTCTTAAAGATACGCCGAACGAGTTCAAAATGAACTCGATCAGATGCATCTTTCAGGTCTAGCGTAGCTAGGCGTCTATCAATGCTGCTTTGGAGAGCGAGTTTCTGATTCGGTTCTTGTCGCGTAAAGCGAATCGAATTCCGAGTCAGATAATGCGCCTCGATTTTCTCATAAACAAAGTCTTTAAGACTTTGTTGCATATACTGCACATGAGAAGGCTCGATGGCAATTACTCGCGGTGCCGTCTGCGTCTTTGGAACGAACACTACCCGTACCGGAATTTCTTCCGATACGGACAGGTAGTGCAAGTCCGGAACGCATTCGTCTCGATCCCCTATACCACCTACTTGCGCTGCATACCCGTAATTGGGATAGCAGTGCAAGTCGGAAGGGAACGAGAACTCAGATCTGTCGTACCAAACTGATACGCCGTATCGCTCATTAGCGAGCCGGCGCTCAGCAGTGACGCCAGGGCCATGACTACAGACAAGGTCGAGAGGGTCAATCTCAGGGAAAACCTGAGACCATATGATCCCCGCGACCGAGTCGAGGAGTGAATCCTCACGGAGAATTTCCGCTGTAGCATTTCTGAGTTCACCTTCTATTGCAAGAAATTGCTTTGCAGCCAGAGTTTCACGCTCTGGCGAACAACCGATCTTTAGCTTCTTCATGAAGCGACAGATCTGCCGGATGTAAAAGATCACATCCGGGCAAGGATCCTGCAATAGCCCTCCGTCCTTAGCAAAAATACGTTTGAAGAAACCTCCGAGGAATCGGGGGAGCCTTCCATGCCGACTAAAAGACGTCGGACATGTGAACGTCCCAGTCTCAATGCCTTGTTCAAGGGCATCAGAGAGCTGAGGGAGAGTTATCGTTAAAAACGATAACCCTTCATTTTTGCAACGATGTCGCATGACTGCGACATCGCGTTCGACGGACAAGTCTAGGTCCAATGCTGCTTGACGCAGCACGGCCTCGACGAGCATGGTCGGTCTTTTCACTGGTACCTCCTTGTAAAGAGGAAACCAGGACCGTCTATGCAGCACCAGCCCCGATCGACCTCACGGTTTATCGGTTTTGGAACTAGAAGGGGTACTCCCCTTCCTCTTCTTCTTCCGAGGAAGAGCCTCGATGACGACCTCAGCAGTCGGAATGAGTGCTGAGATAGTCTGGAGGATAGTCGAGAGTTTCGACAAGAAACTCACGACTCACCACCCAGAATCTTGTTGTAGTTGGCCGAAGTAAGCCAACCCTTCAAGGCGTCGATGAGGTAGCCGATCTCCTGGTCCGTGAACCCCGAGCGCGGCTCGTCGATGACGAGATACACGCTTGTCCCCAGCTGCTTATTCAAGCCGCTGATGGGATCCGCAGCAATTTTCAGCTGCGAGAGGCGGACCTCTCGCCGAAACCGCGAAGCAGACGACGTCTGCCGCACGGTAAAGGCGATGTTACCATCCGCTGACGTATATACGTTCTGCTGAGGACCGGCAACGGTCTGAGGCAGAGACGTAGCTGCGCCATTGATGGTAACGCTTTGGGGATCTGCGAGCATAGAAGCTCCTTTCTTTACGCACGTGAACGCCCGTTAGGGCAGGAACGTTAACCAAGTCGAGAGAGGCCTAATGCTCCCAAAATGGCTAACTGGCTATTTGACAAATTACTGGTCAAAATAGCCGGGTCAAAGGGGCCGCCGCGCACTCGTGATTTCGCGAATGCGCTTGTAGTAGCGGTCGCCGTCACGTCAAACTGCTCTCCATTACGCCGCCTAAAACGGCCTTTGGCTACATATTCCAAAGACCACTCTTGGCTACGCATAATGTAGAAGTAGTCTGCCGCGAGCCTATCGGCAACTCCAGCATCTAGGTTTTCGATTAGATCGCCTAGATTACTGAACCAGTCGATAAGCCAACTCCAAGGGATTGCATTATACAGTGCGGAAGGAGAGACATTCCGGCCATAGAGCCGGGACATCATCTTCCGAGTCCACTGTATATCCCTAGGCCCACCAGGTAACCAATAGCGGAAACGGGCTGAAGCCCAAATCCGTTCTCGGAAATACGTGGTCGTGCGCCAGGAGGGCTGACCCACATAGTACTGGGTAACTAATACGGGCTGCAAAGCTCCGTATGAGAACCCAGATTGTGGGGTTCCTGACACCGATTCGTCTTTGAGGATAATCCTCCGACGAACGGGACGGCCGTTGTCTCGAAGAAGTTGCTTAAGACGTATTTGCGCCAATCTTTGCTTGAACGCAAGATTGACTACGTCTCGCAACAGCGGTTTATAGCCGAATTCAAGAGCAAGATGATAATCACCAAGCTTATTGAATCCGCCTTTAGTAAACCGCTGACGAAGTAAACCCGGTAGCTCCCTCAACTCGATTAACGAATTGAGGTCGCTAAATTCCGGCTTCGTAGGCTTCATCTTCGCGTATGCCTCAGCTGCCCACTGACTCCCTAACATCGATGCAATCGATAAGTTAGGTTGCTGGTAAGGAGTTATATTTGCCACAAAGAATCCAGTATAATGCTGGTCATTGGGGCCTCCTCGCCAGTACGTCGTATTTTCCGAAGGACAGTGAACGGTGTCCGTGCCGCGAAGCACGAATCCACCACCCACGTTCCTTTTATCCGGAAAATCGGGGTAGCCGTAATGGCCCGAACTTTCAGCAAGCCACTTATCGACATATCGCGTAGTGCGATAATGATGATTCGTGGGAAAGTTCGTTTGATAATCGGATCCAACGCGAACGTTAGATCCTTTAGTTAGCCATGGCATACATAGACTCTCCTTTGATGGTGTGTCCGTTGTCGAACGCGGGGGTCCCCTTACGG